TAGAACAGGTGGCGCTAATGCAGTTCCTACTTCATCTATAGCCTTAGTTGTAGAAAGAGTATTGTACTTCAACCCTTCTAGTTTAAATGCTAGTTCGTCAGCATCGTCTCAAGCAGGATATGTTAAAACATCAGCATCAACTATAACGTCAGCATCCTCTGTAGTATCATCAGGTCTGAAAGTAAGAGAAAGCAACGGTCAAGTAACAGCAACACTATCTATTGTAAGTGAATCTCAGAGAGTCAGAGAGTCAGGTTCTATCGTTATGGGCGATACCGTAACAACAACTGTAGGTCAGAGAGTACGTGAGGCTAATATTACAATTAGTGTTGGCTCTTCGTTAAGTGCTAGTGCCGAGGTCATTAAACTTGGTGATGTAACACTTGCTTCTTTAAGTTCTACTTTAGCATCCGCAGAGTTGGTTCAATTAGCAACAGCGCAAATCTCTGCTACGGCTACAGCCTCAGCATTATCAACCGCAACATTAGTTGGGCAAAGTGTAGTAACGGTAACATCTACTATTACAGCAACAGGTAATAGGGTTCAGTATTCAGGCGCTACAGTAAGCGCAACGTCAGGAACTCTTACTATTGCTAGAGAGAAGTGGGAAGTTATATCCCCTACATCAACAACTTGGACAGAAATAGCAGCATGAGTTTAATACCACTACAGTTACCACCAGGCATACATAGAAACGGAACAGACTTTGAATCATCTAATAGATGGCGTGATGCTAGTTTAGTTAGATGGCACGATGGCTCACTGCGCCCTGTGGGCGGTTGGACTACTCGTAAGGCATCAGCATTTGCATCAGCACCAAGAGCAATGATTGCTTGGTTAGATAACACATCAGGAACAAACCTAGTAGGCGCTACATACGAGAAATTGTATTATGTTAATACTTCTCAAACGGTATCAGACATTACGCCCACAGGGCTTACAACAGGCAACTTAGGTGCTACAAAGAACTTGGGTTACGGTGGTGGGTTTCACGGCTTAGGAAATTATGGCACAGCGCCAACTTCATCGGGCGTTTACCAAGAGGCTACAACATGGTCATTAGATACGTGGGGTGAATACTTACTTGCTTGTTCATCAGAAGACGGCAAGATATATGAGTGGACTTTAAACACGGCATCATTGCCAACAGCATTAACTAACGCACCTATATCAAACGCATCAATGCTTGTAACAGAAGAAAGATTTGTATTTGCATTAGGCGCAGGTGGAAACCCTAGAAAAGTACAGTGGTCAGATAGAGAAGACAATACATCGTGGACACCATCAGCAACTAACGAAGCAGGTGACATGGAATTACAAACACAAGGTCAGATAATGTGTGGCACTAGAATGAGAGGAAGAACCCTTATTCTAACAGACCAAGACGCTCACATTGCTACATACTCAGGACCACCGTTTGTTTACGGATTCGAGAGAGTTGGTACAGCGTGTGGCATAGCATCACGTAAAGCATTAGTAGCAGTTGATGAGGGTGCATTTTGGATGGGTGCAAAAGGGTTCTTTACATTCGATGGCTCTGTAGCAACAGAGATTAAATGTGATGTATTAGACTATGTGTTTAACGATATTAACAACAACCAAATTACTAAGGCTTACGCAGTACATAACTCACAACACGGTGAAGTATGGTGGTTCTATCCATCAGAAGACTCAACAGAAAATGATAAGTATGTGGCATTAGACTATAAAGAAGGTCATTGGACGGTTGGAACATTAGACAGAACAGCGTGTGTAGATAGAGGTGTATTCTCTAACCCTATTTGGTGTGATGCTAGTGGCAACCTGTACAACCAAGAGACAGGATATACACATGGCTCTGTTAAACCTTATGCTGAGTCAGGACCTATAAGTTTAGGTAATGGCGATACAGTAATGAAAGTATCTAACTTAATACCTGATGAAGACACCCAAGGACAAGTTAAAGTAACATTTAAGACAAGATTTTATCCAAACGATACAGAGACATCACATGGACCGTACACGCTTGTAAATCCTACAGACGTTAGATTCACAGGAAGGCAAGTAAGGCTTAAAGTTGAAGGCACAGGAAACGATAATTGGCGTTCAGGTGTTATGCGTATTGAAGCAAGACCAGGTGGTCGTAGATGATGCGCCCACCACCACCTTCAGGCTCAGATTGGAAGACTTGGGGCGAACGGCTTGTGTCTTATCTATCCACTAATAAAGATAAGTTAAGATACATAACATCGGGTGAGTCAGCATCAGAAGATGGCATCCTTATGTGGGATAGAGCGCTAGGAACATTAGTCGTATCGAAGAACGGTGCTTGGGTTAAGATAAAACTAGACCCATGAATATTAAAGAAGATTTAATACGTTGTAGAGAGTGGATTCAGTCTGCATTAGACAAAGGCGGTGACACACATAGTTTTATTGATGTCGTTGACGGTGTTATGAGTGGTAATATGCAGTTATGGTCAGGGGTAAAAGGATGTGCTATTACGGAAATAGTAGTGTATCCTAATAAAAAAGTCCTTCATGTCTTCTTGGCAGGTGGGAAACTTGAACAGATTACAGATATGCACTCTGATGCGGTAAAATGGGCTAAGGCTCAAGGGTGCGATGGAATGACCTTATCAGGAAGAAAAGGTTGGAAGAAAATATTAAATAAAGACGGTTGGAAAGAGCAACAGGTCGTAATGGTAAAGGAGTTTTGATATGAGTGGTGGCGGAAAAGGCGGTAGTAATACCCAAGCAACAGAGATACCTAAGTGGCTTGAAGAACCTGCAATTAGAAACATAGCAAGAGCAGAGGATGTACAACGAATCCCTTATATGCCTTGGTACGGTCCTGATGTAGCAGCATTCAATCCTGACCAACAAGCAGCAATGCAATCAAACATCGGAGCAGCAGAAGCATTTGGTTTAGTTCCAACAGGAAGCCTAAATGCAATGTCAGGTGTTCCAAGCCCTATTTCAGAATACACAGGTGGCATTCAAGGATATAGTGCAAACCCACTATACAACCAAGCACTAGCAGAATTAAAAACCAACCAACCCGAAGCAGTTGACCAGTATGACGCGCTTTTTGGTAATAGGGTAGACCCGAAAGGGAACGTTCTACCCTCATACGAAGAGATGGTCAGACAAGGAAACTCAAGTGCCTATGATGGTAACTTGGGTTTTAGTTATGGCGGTCAAACTGATGATAACGGTGTTGCATACCAACTAACAGACACAGGCGACATTGTTGTTGACCCTAGCGTTCAATATTTAACTATTGATAATGTTGGTTGGGAAAACCCTAACCACGCTAACACAGGTTGGACAGGACCTTCAGGAACTTCATCAGATTTTTCTGCAAATAATTATGGATATGGTGGCTCACAAGTAGATAGTAGTGTTAATAGTGCTAACTTCGGGTGGTCGGGCGGCACACATGGGGATGGCTCTTCAGGACCAGACTCAAGCGGAGGTTTTGGAGGTTTTGATGATGGTACTGATGAGAGTGACGCGGCAGCAGCAGACCAAGGTTATTGGTAATTAATTAGGAGAATATTATGGCAGGTGGACCAAAAGCAGGTGGTATAGCAACCAACCCGAACATTAATCAAATGGCAGCACAAGGTATTAAAGGTGCAGGTCTAGGAATAATATCGGGCATGAATTATCAGCCAGGTCAGTTAGCAACAACTAACTTATCTCCTTACATGAATCCTTATACGACTGATGTAATTAAGGCTAACGAAGCAGACATCTTACGAGGTGGCGCTATGGGTTTAAATGAGTTAAACGCACAAGCAAGTGCTGCTAAAGCATTCGGTGGTTCACGTCACGGTGTTGCAACAGGTGAGATGGGTAGAAACATTGTTGAACAACTTGCTCAATCATCGTCAGGTTTAAGACAACAAGGATTCCAAAACGCACAACAACAAGCACAAACTGATATTCAGAATAGGTTGCAAGGCGCACAACATAGACTAACATCATCAGGACAACTAGCAGACATCTCTAACTTAGGCTTCGGAATGGGTCAGACAGTCACTCAGAACTTAGCAACACAAGGCGCACAGAAACAAGCATTGCAACAATCATTGATTGATATTGCTAAACAAAGATACGGTGAATACACAAACCACCCTGTAAAAGGTTTAGGTTATGCAACTCAAGCGATTGGAGCAGCACCTGTACCACAGACACAAACTGAAACTAAGTCACCTGGTCTGTTTGACTACTTGACGCTTGGTGCTAGTATGTATAAAACATCAGATAAACGCTTAAAGACTAACATCACTAAGATGGGTCAACTTAAATCAGGTCTAAACATTTATAAGTGGGATTGGAAAGAAGGCGCAGAGAAGTTAGGCGCAGACATGAATCATACTGTTGGTGTTATCGCTCAAGAAGTAAAAGACTTGTTCCCTAATGCGGTAGTTAAGATGGACAACGGATATTACGCTGTTAAGTACGGTGAACTAAGATAATTAGGAGAAAATTATGAACCCTTTGATTAGCGGACTATTAGGAGGTTTAGCAGGTAATTACCTGATGAACAAAGATGACGAAGAAGGCACTATTTGGGATAAGTTAGGCTTTAACGCCCAAACACCTAAAACAATGACTGACCCTGAGATGGAAATTGGTGGTCAACCTCATGTGAATATGCCAACACAGCCTCTTGCACCTATTGCACCTAATGCAAACCCAAGCCAAGGCTCAGGCTTCACAGGATTGTTTGATGACCCTGAGAGAATGGCTCGTATGACTATTGCTCTAAACTCAATGAGACTTAACCCTGACCCTAACATTGCTAAGTCAATGGAAAACAAGTTAGAGAGTCTTCGTAAGGGTAAGGGTAAAAACGCAACTGTTATTGAACTTAGAAAGATGGGTAGAAACGATTTGGCTGATGCTGTTGAGACAGGCTCTATGAAGGCTACTACAGCATGGACTTTAGCATATAGAGAGAAGAAGAGTCCTACGGCTAGAGAACAGAATGTTGCACTTTGGGAAGAAGACCCTGATAAGTTTGCTAAGATGAAGGAGGCAGGTGTTATAGGTGGTAGTGGAACTACAGTAAATGTAGGTGACAAGGAAGATATATTGTTTACTAAGTCAGGTATTGCACAGGCGACAAAATTAATCACCGCAGGTTATTCAGCAAATGACACGTTAAGTGATTTGGCTTTATTAAGAAAATTAGGCGAGAACCCTATATTAAATGAAGTTCCTGATATAGCAAGAGGTTTCATTCCAACAGGATTTTCAGAAGCAATAGATTCTTATACTGCTGTCTTAGAAAGGGTTGCAAAAGGACAAAGACAAGCAGGTGAAGGTGTCATGACCGAGAAGGACTTTGAGGTGTTAAAAAGAACATCGGGTGACATTGCTACAAGTATTGTGTCAAGACGGATAGTGCAGTCCGCATTAGAAGAAGTAAATAAACGGACAACAGAAAGAGCAATGTATGCGACACAATATATGTCAAGGGAAATTACTCTCGCTCAATTTTATGAAAAGACAAATGCCTTACGGAACAGACCAATGTTTACTACGGACCAATTAACCCAAATCAATTCATTAGAAGGAATGATGGGTTATGGCATATTAAATGACAATGAAACGAAAAGTGTGTCAAAAGAGACGTGGAATAAGATGTCAATGCAAGACCGTGAAAATTTCATTAATTTTAGGAGTCAGTAGTGGGATTAAGTGTTCAACAACAAGCGATTATTGATGGCGTTGATAAGCAAACATCAACATTCAACCCCTTAAATGCTGAACAACAAGCAATTATTGATAGGGTAGATAAACAAGACCTACAAGATTTAGGTGGAAGGCAAATACAAACATCTACTCAACCCACTACGGAAAAGGCTCAGGTTAGAGCAACTATTCAGGGCATAACTCTTGGTCTTGGTGAGGAACTAGAGGCTATGATTCGTTCT